TGTTGTTGACCATAAATGCTATATGCAAGAGGTCTGCCAATGTAATTCTGCCAAAAACGTAGTCTTGCATTAAAGTCAGACCACGGCAAATAGTCCATTGGTACCCGTGTATTACCCCAATATAAATTAATGTTTACTATATCTAAAACCGTGTTGCCAGAACTCGGTGATAACGGTGAACTGCCCATCAATTGCGTCAAAGCAGCGTAACTAATGTTTTCACAGTTACCTACATAGGTAAGTTGTGCCGTACCATCTGCAAATGCCGTAGTTGGCGGGTAATTTGAATAGTTATTAGTGCCTGAAGCTGGATACGGTGGTGCAGTAGAACCGGATGTTCCTGCTGTTGTATATTGATAAATAAAAATGTTGCTAAAAACAAACGTGTTTAATGTAACAACCGTATTTGGCACCCAAGCAGTTGGATTAGCTGGCGTTACGTTATTAATGGTTGATCCTGGTGCAACTTGACAAGGAGTTTGAGCTACAACAATTTCTCGCAAAGCGCCCGTATCACGAGTAACACGTTCCCGTGCTGAATTGATGTAATCAGTTAGCTGTTGATCCGTATAGAAATTAGCATTGGCATCATGCAGAAGCCTACGGACATCGGTAATGTAGCTTGAAAGCGTTGCCATCTAAATTCCATATAAATTGTTTAAGCTAATTTAAGGATATTTCCCCCTGCCTTCTTAGAAGTTGGCAAGGGTACTTTTTCCACCAACGGGGATAACGATTGGTCTTTTTTTGGTGGCTCAGAACTGATTTCCCATTGCGCTAATATTGCTAACGCATCTTCAAGGTCATTTGTGGTTTTACACCATCCAAGCCGTGCCAAGTATTTCTCTTTGTCCGGATCATCAATACCAAAAATGTGTTTAGCTACTTCATCAGGAATTTCTACAGTTTCATCTTTTTTAAATTCATAAAAAATTCCACCGTAGCCATCCTTTAGCTTTTTATCCGAACGATTTGTAACAAATATACTCATATTAAAATGTAACTACATCTCCGTAAACAGCAATACTCGCTGTATTTGTATTGCTACTTGCTGTAACTACATTCACATATAAGGCTTGAGTCGTAAATCCTGTTATAGCAGTATTGGCTGTGTAAGTAATTGTTAAGTCTTGATATTTACCCGCAGCCGAAACTGCCGTCAAAACTGTATTACCAACTACTACATTAGAGATGTTGCCATCGCTAGATGTAGTAATTGACACGTTAGCAGCAGCAATATTACCAGTTGATCCCATCACAGTAATTCTGCGAGGAATAATAGAACCTGATCCTACGGCTGCTCCTGAGTTTGTTAATCCACCATTTAACAACGGAATGGTAATAACACCATTTCCGGTTGTATTTAATGAAACAGATTGAACATAACCAATACGACCATTCCCAAAACTATCTAGGTAATACTGTGAGACTGAATCTGGGTTAGCCATTATTGTTCCCCTTAACTTGTAAAGGTTGCAGAGACGTTCTGACCACCATTAGCTGTATACAGCGTAATAGTTTGATTTGATACTGTTGCGTTTGCACGTACATTGTATCCGTCAGAAAGAATGGTTCCACCAGAATTGGAGGCAATATAAGTCACCCAGTTGTTGACTGCTGCGCCTGTTGAGTTTACATAAGTATTAACTTCAATTGCTACGTTTGCAGCAGCAACTAAAGGCATAATGTAAACACCAGCAGGAACAAACTGAGATATTAAAGTACCAGCGTTCATAGCTGTTAGATTTCCGATACCAATACTTGAAATAGTAACTGGTTGCAGATACGCACCAGGTGTATTTGTACTGGTATTAGTAATCAGGATTTTATTGGATGCTAATGACATGGTTTCTTCTCCTTATAGTGAAATAGAGTTGTAACCTGAAACCCTAGTCATTGACTTAGGCTTAACGCTGACTAATTCTGCAATCATTAAGACTGCGCCAACGTAACCAATCTGCCAATTCGGGAGTGTCGATTCAAATCCAGTAAATACAAATGAACCTTGATCATGAATATACAAGGACAAATAATTACTGTTTATGTAATACACAGTACCTTCAGGGCAATACGGATCAGGGTAAATAGGAACACCAGCAACCATCAATGCTCTGAAAGCGGCTTGAGGACCATTTGCATCGCCATCAAAACCATTTCCGGGAGTAATAACGTACTGTTCTTGACCAACAAAGTCTTGCGCTAATAATGTCCAAGTACCAAATCCGCAGACACCAAACGTAGGCACTTCAGCACCGTTTTTAACGGTTCCAGAAATGTACTGTAATGTGTTTTGACGAGTTGGGTTGACGTTACCGGCAGCATATACTTTTGATTTCCACCAAGTGTATGTTGAACGATTGATGTTACCGTATGTAGTCAGGTTTGTACCGTCATCAATAGCACCAGGCAAGCCAATAAACTGTTGAGTGTTGGTATAGTTTGTGTACAAGGCTGTTGCCATTGCATCCATCATCACGTTAGTCGCATCATTCATACGAGCTTCGATCAAAGGAATAATCGCATAGTCTTGCTGAACTGCACCTTCCATTCCGAGGAACGGTACTGGCGCAATCATCAGTTTTAGGTTGAACTCTGCATTGAAAGCACCTTGTTGAACTGACGGCTGATTAAACGAACCAGAATAGTCAGACCATTGAGCATTAACAAATTGAGCGCCTTGAACTGGCACGGTTACTTGTGATACACCACCTGAAGCCTGTTGACTGTTAGCAATCAAAGCAGCCATCAAGGGTGTGCTGTTATAAAGCTGAACCACTAGTTTAGGAATAAACGCTCTACGGGTGACATAAGTCAATTCGTTGTACTGCGAGCTTCCTGACTGTGGGAGTATTCCGCCACCTATAGGCATAATCTATCTCCAAACAAAATTAATATATCCCCTATACTAACTATCAAATACCAATGGCTTTTCTGCCTTGGTTTCTAATATCTTTTAAAGCTGCTGCTGCTTCTTCTCTGGCACCCATCTGTGGATTTTTCCAATATTTTGACAAATCAAATTTATGAAGTCCACTTGGATTGTAACCAGTTGGAGTTGGCGCTGCTGCTTGTTTCATCCAATCAAAATACTCTGCTGCTGTTTCGTGATTGGAAATGTTCTTCTCTAACATGATTTTTTCAATCTGATCCACATCTTCCAGACTACCCGCAAGACCTTTAGTAATTAAAGATTGTCTGCGTTTATCCAGTTCTTCACGGGCTTCTTTTTCACGCAATTTGTTTTCAGAAGCAAGTAAACGACCTTCCATTTCAGACATTTTCTTTTCTGCGTAATCTTGCAGTTCAATCTCTGGAATCGGTAGATCAGGTTTTACCCTTTTTGTCATGCGTAAAAAATCCCTACGTGTTTCAGGGTTCTCAGATAATGTCTTGGCTAACATCGCCAATTCATCACGTTGTTCAAATGAAATATCTTCTAAACTCATACTATATCCCCTTCAGAGATTAAATAACTTTCTTTGTATCACCAGGATGACTCATTGTCATCATATTCTTGTAGCCACCTTTAGTTGCACCGGTTAAGCCACCGAATTCAGAGAATCTTGGTGTATTAATAATTTGACCATTTTTCTGATTGTTGTCAGTAGGTCTACGTGGGTTTGCTGCGCCTCTTGGCTTAAAAAGTTCCATTTCAATTTCCTTTTACATGGGTGGAGGTGGCATACCGGGAGGCATACCGCCAGGGGGAGGCATACCGCCAGGAGGAGGAGGCATCCCACCGCCCATCGGGGGAGGAGGCGCACCGCCAGGTGACATACCAGGAATCATTGGTGCTGCTTGCATTGCTTTACCTTCAGGCGTTGCACCACCGGCTTGAGGTAACTGTTGTAACATTTGCATGATTTCAGTTGGCTGAAGTTCATTTACTTTTGATTTTTTCTGACCAATCAAACCTGTCAATGTTCTAATACCAGCTAATAATTTTTGACCTTCTTCAGATTCGGAGCCAATAGCGGGTAAGGCTTGCTCTAACAAATCCATTGCCATTGAGACGTTGAGCATTGCTGCTTCACGATTTCCCATTTTTGGTTCAGGCGTTGACATGGGTGATCCCATTGGAGGAGTGCCACCATCGGACATTGCACCAGCGCCTTCAGGTACAGGAGTTACACCACCAGGAGTTGCTTTATCCTTTTGGTTTCTAATCATTTCCATCAGACGATCTGGAGGTACACTCATTACATAATCCTATCAAGTTTTAAGAAAGATTAAACCTTTCTATCAGTTTGTCAAGTGGGGGATATATTTCTATTCCCTCCCCCATGGGAGGTTTAGTTGGTCACCCAAAATAATTCTTGCGAATTACTTACGGCTTTTACGACCTTTACGAGCTTTACGCATTTTCATCTCCTTTTAAGAGGCAGCGACCTATTTTAAAGGGAAGGAAGCCACACCCTTTTCCTTCTCACCGGAAATTATTACCGTCTTGTTTTACGTGATTTTTTATGAGCTTTTCTCATTATTATCTCCTAAGTAAACTATCCCCTGGTTAATCGGCTACTGTAACTGCGATTGCTTTGACTACGTGGTTGTTGCATACCAGAAGCACGGTATTGAAGGCTTGGAATGTTGGCACGATTTTCTAACCCAGTTGTTGTGACACGGGGCTGATCCGCTTTAGGTTGTACGTTACGTGTTGCCATTATCCAACCGGCTCCTCTTTTTTAGATTTCTTTGGTTCAGGATGTTGCTCTGGAGGCTTTGATGCTTGTTCTTTCTCCCTCTTTTGCAACTTCTCAATCAATAATTGTTTCATTGGTGGTTCAACTAAGTCTAGCAAAGATTCTTTGTCAATGCTACCAGTTTTAAACAGATTAAAGGCTAATTGTTTCAAATCTTCTGTAAAGATGGGTGAATTACTGTGTGCATCAACTTTAACCGTAAAATCTTTAGTAAATTGTTCGGCAATAAACTTTTTACCGTTTGTATCTACAAAATGCGTGTCATCATAGACCTGCATGAGCTTTAAATAGAGTGTAGCGACTTTTTCAAGGCTATCTTCAATAATTAACGCCCGTTTTTTGATTCTTGACGAACCTAACCGGGCTAATTGTGAAGCATGACCCTGTGATCTGACTCCTGATTCCCCTTTTCCGCTTAAAACATTAGATATTCCAGAGGCTTCAGCAAACATAGAATCTACTTCATGGATTACTTCAAAGAGGTTTGATGGCATATCCGGAGACAAACGATCTACTTTAGCACCCGGCATATCACTTGCAATAAAGGTTCCAGCCCGATTAAGAGCCATAAACTTTTCATCAACAATGCCTGACACACCAGAATACACGGTTGGTGGGCTTACTTGTTTACTCAGCAAGTCTAAAATCTCTGTCATACGGGTATTTCTTAGTTCTTGCAACAAGATAAGACGCTGACATTCGCTCTGTCCCCATAAATAATCGTATTGTGGGTTAGGACAAATCTGTACAAATGGACATTCACCTTTGAGAAACATACTTGCGCCTGGTCGGTCATACACTACGATGTCCGGTGATGCCATTGTGATTACTTGATAATCTTGTGTATCGTCATTCCACAACCACATTTCTTTCATTTCAACGGTATCTTCAGCAATACGGGGTATGTATCTATTCATACCGTATAAATCTAAATTGACGTTACCGTAAATGGTGGGATTAGTTTGACTCATGACAATGCGATTAACGGCTTCTGGCATATCATTGTCCGATATTTTAATACCGGTAGTGACACGATCCATAATCTGTTGACGCTTGGGATGGGAATACAGACGGGCTGCAAGCTCAGACTTAGTAATGTAGTAGGTTTGAACGATAGCTTCTTGCCTGTCTGTATACGGTATATCTTCTCGCAGTACGCCAATGCTGGCGGGTTCAATCATATAAGGGTGAATTCCCTTATTGACTACAAGTTTGATATAAGTTGTGTTGTAGACCAACGCCCATTGCAATGCCATTGAAAACACTTGGTCAGCATTAGAATTGAGCCATTCATCATTCAGCGCTTTAGTTAAGACGGGTGTTTTGTCTTGTTCAATAATGGGTACAGAAGCGCCAAGGTTAATTGAGAATCGTGTTGTTTCAGCAGAATATAAAAATGAAGTCAGTTGATCTAAATGCGGATGAATTTTATTAAAATACGCTGGCGGTTGTTCAGGAGAAGTTCCAAACAAATAATACGAACGTAATGTTGTGTAATCCCCTTTTCGCTCCTCACGAGAAACGAGGCACTTATTCATTACATCTAAATAAAGATTTTCTCTGTCCTCATTATTACTGGGTATTCTCATTTTTTAATCTGTAGGTTTTCGTGATCTCGCATCGTTCCATTTGGATTGACTGTTGGTCCTACTTTAATTCCTGCTTGCGATGGTGTCAAGCCCGCAGATTCCCCATTGATGGGTTGACTGTAACGACCAGCCAAAATACTTTGCATATTCATTCCTTGGAACGCACCGCCCCAGATGGCGTTGTCACCAGCACGGGTTTCTTTTGGCGCTGGCGGGGTTTGGGGGATTGCTTGCTTGAGCTTGTCTTTGTTGACCCCTCTTTTACGTGTAGCGTACTTCTCGGCTTCAGCGTATTCTTTTTCGGAGAACTTGTTGTTACGTGTGAGGAAACCGCTTTGGTTTTCACCCGTTCTAGTGGATTTAATATTTGACATTCCGAATTCCATTGCGAGTTGCTTGGAGGATTTATCGGTAAACTTGGTTTTGTCCGAAACCAGCCCAGGAGCTTGGAGGTGAACTGTGTAAACTTCATTGGTGCATCCTTTCATTGGACATTGTGGTTTGCGGCTTTCAAAATAACCGTGTTGATCGCATTTGTAATCTTTGATGACTGCCATGTTATCCCTTTCCTAACTGTTCATCTAATGGTTTAGCAGAATAATCATATTTATTGCTAATCCCAATCTTCATCTTAATCTGTCCGTTAATAACTTGCAAGCCTGTTGTGCGTTGCATAACGGGTTTAGCTTCTCGTCTGTATTCAAGGTACTTTGATTTATCTTTGTTTTGCATAATAGCAATTTCACCGTTCTTCCAAGCATGGTAGGCTTTGGACACTCGGATCTGCATATATTCGGTAACGGGTTCTGTTTCATATAAAAAGACCGCCTTGAGGTGATCTAATGAAACACCTGCAAGGTCGGCAAAAAGTGGTATAGAAATACCACGAGCATGATCTTTCAAAAACCGTTTCATGACTACTCGGAGTTCACGTTTAGGCATCGCAACAACTTTCATCATACCCTCACTTTACCGTCTGAGCCATACACGCCAATTCGCTTTAAGTAATCACTCACATTCCTACCAACGGTGAGTTGTTCAGGGGTAAAGTCATCTTGAATCCGACTAATGTGTCTGGTAATCTTTTGCATAATAAGCCGTGGTTGCACTTGTTCAGCAAAGGCGGC